ATTAACCTTTTAGAATTAAACATTGATGTTTGAAACTCATTAGCTATCTTATTGGCTAAATCCGTTTCGCTCATTCCGGCCATTTCCTTTGCGGTAAATAGTTCTCCTAAATGATTTGCCAATTGATCAGTATTATTCCAAATACGTTGAGAATAGTTACGGCCACTCCACTTGCGATTGGCTACTTTTTCAACGTAATCTGCCGGAATTTCTTTCACTTCTTTGATTGGTTGGTCCTTTTGTGCCTTAACATTAGTAACTTTTTCGCCCTTTGAATTGGTTAAAGACAGTTCAAGCTCTTTACTAATGCTTTTGCCATTTTTGGGCAGTTCAAGCTCTTTACCGGTTTGATAGACTATACCTTCTTTGTCTGCCTGCTCCCAAGCTTGTTTAACTACTTCAGAATAGAGCTTTAAATTTTCTGCTTTTTCAGTAGCCCCAGCTGCTTTAGCAGAAATATATGCTTTAAATTTCCACTCATCCAGCCGAGTTATCCGGTTCTTTGCTGCAAGTTGACTAAGATAATCGCGTATAGCTTTCTTGCTTTCTCTGTCCTGAACAGTACTCGCTAATGACTTCAAAGCGACCATTTCCGAAGCCGAAATGGTGGAATTCAAAATTTTATTTGCGTCATCTTCACTAACCTGGCCATTAAAATAGCGCCGGTATATTTGATCAGCTTGATCCATCAAATATATCTGCGCTTCTATGTAGGCGTTATTTATTTTTTTGAGATGCTCAGTTGTTTCGTCATAAGCTTGCTGCTCATATTCCAAAGCTCTTAACGTCCAGTAGTCATCAATTTTATTCTTGCTCATAATCGAACTCTAAATTATCTGGATATTGACCAGCTAGCACTTCCACTGAACGGTGAAAAGCTCTGCACAAAGCTAAATTATTTTCTGTACGTAATGGAATAGTGATCCTGTCAACCTGGCCGTCTTGTCGCTCTTCAGCATCATTGCAGTTATAGAGAGTATGTTGCCAGAGAATTGAAAAAGCGGCACATACAATGTCTTGGCCTTTAGGGGCTTGCATTGCGTGTCCGCTTGCTTGAAGAAAAACTTTGTTCTTACTCTTCTTCATTCTCACTTTGATCATTTTCTCCTGCTCCGCCTCCTTGCCCCTCAATATAATCAGGATTCCCTTGCAGCATTGCACTCTGTTGTCGCTTAATGCTTTCAAAGTTCTGCTGGTTCATCAACTCAATCACTTCTTTAGGGTCGTCAATGTCAGGTAGCCAGCTATAAGTGATTTCTCGTGGAATGTGGGAGTCTGCTTGGACAATGTTCTGCACTGTCTCAGATAGGTTAGCTGGAATATTAGGTGTGATTTTAATATCACATCCAGAAGCATCACACTGTGACGCGCCAAAATTTAAAATTGATTGCATTAGGTCAAGACGCTTCCGCAAGCCTTCCACAAAATAGCGAGACTTGGTAGCTAATAAATTAAGCAGCCCAAACAATTTATATTTCATCGCCTCGCCAGATGTGTTGCCCATAAACTTTTCGTCATTCATGTTAGGAACAAAGCTGGTTTTGTGAATGTCGTCTTCAATTGACTTTGATAGAAGTTCGAGTTGGCTTTCGTCCAGCGTCTTAGTTAACCATTCTGCACTAGCGCCTTCGTCTTTGCTTGGAGCGTTATTAATAAAACCGTTCTTAATCTGAGCAGCATCCTCTTCGTCAACGCCAAAGCCATAAAAAATCAGCAGTGCATCAACGAATGACTCTTTATCAACTACCCGGTCTGATTGAATGGTATTGTAAGCGTCGATTAGGGAAATCTCTTGTTCAAAGTCGCCCTGGCGCTCCTCGTTATTTCGGTACTCGATAACAGGAACATTACCAAAGTAATTAGGCTGCACTGTTTTTACGCTGGCAGCATCTACATGCTTGCTCATTCTGGTCCGGTAGGTAATAGTTTGAGTCTTGGTATAAACAACTACTAGCCAGCCATTAGGTGAACCTGCCAAATTGTGCTTTTCCTGTGCATAAATTGCAAAAAGCGGCTTGTGTTCAACCGTGTCATCAGTAACCATAATGACGCCACGAGGATCAATACATTCTGCTTTAATTTGAATCAGGCGCGGCTGGCCTTCGTTTTCTACGTCTTCTGTACTTTCAGCCTTTTGTTCCAGATAAAGCACTTCGTAACCAACACCGAAAACAGATAGATCTTTTTCAAGTTCCGTGTCGTGCTTTTGAATTCCCATTCCGTCCATTTCTTCAAGAATTGGATCGATACTTTTTCCTTTAGCTGCAACATACTTGATCGGATTGCCAGTCATGAAACCCACATTCATGTCAGTAATGTACTTTGCATGATTAACCATAACTTTAGCATTTTTAGCTTGAGCACTACGCAAAACGCGGTTACCAATAGCCTGTTGGCCATTGTAATAATTGAAAAGCATGTCATATCTCGGCTTAGCCCTGTCCAGCTCATCAAGAGCATGGTTGATAACATCAAAACCAGGATCATCTAGTGTGTTGTCTTCTGTATTAAAAAGGCTAGCATCTACTGCCAGTGTTGCCATTGTCTTCCTCCTATCCTCTGAAGTAGCTTGGCTTAGCTTTAACTCTAACTTTGGCTCTTCGCATAATGTCATAAAAGGCGTAACGTGTAGCGTCAATAGTATGGTTATTCTTATCTTCTAGTCTTGCTTGAGGTTCGCCGTTTCTGTCAGTAGCAAAGTCGATATTTTCAAATTCCCAGGCAATGCTTGGCGTTCTAACTGGATCAATTATTATAGCGTCAAGATCTTCTAACCATCGTTCACCAAACTCAACGCTGTCTGGCCCTTTCTTTGCAGGTCGTGCTTTAGAAATGCCGTATTCTCTGAGCTCAGCTATAGATTTTGGCTCAGCAGAGTCACAATAGATCAATTGATATTGGTAGCCATGACCTTTCAACCACTGTGCACATTTTCTATTGCTTACTTGGAGCTTATATAGCTCGTCTACTGCGTAAATTGTCCGGTGGCGTTCATCGTAAGCCCACCGAACGAAAGCCAGCTGGTCGTTAGCAAAGCCAAAGTCAAGGCCATTAACAAACGTGTCCATTGTATCCAGCAAATCATCTGTAACATAGTTCTTGATAATTTTCAGATTGTCAAATGGCTCAACGCCAGAACCGACAGTTTCGCCCATATATTCCCAGCGGTAACGACGCTCATTTGTCTTTTTAGCTGCTTCTGCTTCAATCTTGAATTCTTTGGCAACAAAAGGATTGTCCAGATAAGTTGTATGATGAACAACCGTATTGTCTGGCAGCAAAGAAGAATTGTATTTTTTGTTTACCCAGCTTTGTTTCCGCTTTGGCGGGTTGTAGCTATAGAAAAATTTATAATGACAACCTTCAGGGAGCTCGCCACGAAGCAATGAGTTAGTAATTGTAGTTACGTCAGACTCTTTCTTAAATTCAGCTAGCTCTTCAATCCATGCAATCGCAAATGGAAAGCGACTGTCTTTCAAAGATTTAATTCGTTCTGGATCTTGTGCACCTCTGAAAGTAATGTAATTTCCTCTGGGCAAATAGGTTAGTTGCATCGGGTTTTTGGTTTGCTTCCATAAATGACTAACGCCCTGTTCTTCAATCGCCCATTTCAGTTGTTCAAAGACAGACAGGCGGACAGTATTTTCAACCGCCCTAATCGCTACTGCGTTGACTGGTTCTCGCATAAGCAGCTGCACAATTACGTGTGCAATGTCGGAGGACTTGCCAGAACCACGGCCACCTTTTTCAACGATGTTGAGCTTGGATGGATCCATAGCTGCACGCCACAAAGAATAAAAAGCTGGCGGAAGAAAATCGCTAATCCTCTTCTGAATGACTTGCATCATGTTCACCTTCCGAAATGTCATCAATAAACTCAATTCTTGAAAGTGCAGCCTCTTCATGTTCTTCCACGCGCTTTGCAGTAGCTTCAGAAATCTGTGCTTCTGCTTCCGCTTTACGGGCCTCAGCTTGCGTTTTAAGTTCAAGTGCAGCTTGCATCTTAGAAGATACCGGAAACCTCTTTCCAAGCTCTCTGAGGGCCGCTAGGCGGTCGCTGGTACGAGTTTTTAGAGTAAACACATCGCCGTTATTGGCCAGCTGTTCTTCAGTCGTCTCCCCTCTTGCAATGGAGGTGAGAGTTTGAAGATATTCGACTGCATCCATGATCTTATGAGACTCAATCTCTGCCATTTTTTCATCGATGGCTTTCTTAACCCGATCATTTCGCAACAATCTAGCAGCTAAAGTGCTAGCTGTATTTCCATTTTTGGCAGAGTAACCAGCAGACAAATAGGATTGAGTAGCATTTCCAGTTTTCACATATTCAGCTACGAATTTTCTTTGCTTAGCTGTTAATTCATCCAGAAATGCCACCTCCTTTTTTTTGCAAAGAAAAAAGACAGCCGTTAAGCTGTCCGTAAAAGCACCGCCTTGTAAATATTGTACCTTCCGCTGTAGAAGACTAGTTTTTAATAATAATTCTGGTGCTTTTTATAGCACGTCCAGGAATCGAACCTGGATAATCCAATCGTGCCGGCCATAGCTGAAGGCAATGTTCAGCCTGGCCCTTATTGTTACAAGCCTTGTCGATAGGAAACTCCCGTAACCACTGACAAGAAAGGTGGTCAGTCAAGTACGTCAAACATGAACCACCAAGTGCCTCGCTCGCACCACGTGCTCTAAGTGCCCCGCACTGGTCCGCTCACGGATTCCAGCACTATCATCGCTAAAGGCACCGTCCAGCAAATAGAGGTCATCGCAAGGCTACAGAAACAGTTGGAATCGAACCAACTTCTCAGGTTTTGGAGACCTGCATTTTGCCGATTAAACTATGTTTCTAAAGTGCCGCCCCATGGTGACGGCTACGAGAACTTAGACCAAAAGCAGCTGTCTTCCGGTCCTCGTAAGAGATCAACTCTTGTTGAGAAATCGCGAACATCATACCAGAATCCACCATATCGGAGCGGTCTGGCAATGTCGGCTTTAAGAGACACCTTGCTCTTTCAATTGGAACATTCACGGCTCTGCCGCTGTTTTCCCTGAGCCCGCGTATGACTTAAAGCACTCGCTATACTGAGCACCAGCCAGGGACCGGCTCATAAGGTTGAGCCCTGGAATCGCACCAGGGCCGCTAGGGAAAGGTGAATGCACGGGCGCTTGCCTCAACCTACAAAAATAATGTGAGTAATGTACTTGGATCTAATGCTGCAAATACTTAAACATTCGCCTGGAACGCCCAGACTATGAGATTTACACGACTCGAACGTGCTGACGGCCTGATCCGTAATCTCTAAGATGATAGATAGCAGTAAAACTATTCATTTGCTAACGCCGGTAAATAATTACTTGATTTTTTGGAGTTTTTTATGGTCTGAAAAAATATAGAAAAACGTCATGTAGTTTACGGCTATCAATGTGTCGTTATAGTTGTAAGTGTTTTTTCCAGAATTGGAGGAACATCAATGTGAAGAGAGAAAAGTTTTTCATTTTGTCGCCACCATCGAAAACCTAAACTTTCGACACTACCATAGTAGCGCATTCAAGCTTGCAGTTGGTTAGGCGTTTCCTGGCAGAAAGCTGTTAGTTTGGGCAAGCCTTTAAGCCCATATAAACCCTTGGAAAAATCGTAGTTCTCAGCGAATTCGCACAAAGCATCAACCTTGTGCGGAGCCAAACTGTCTACTTCCCAGCCAAGGCGCGGGGCTACGATCTTGTCTGGCTTGCGCTCGATGTAGCACTCAACAATGATTGTTTTATGAAAGTGGTAAAACTCGCTATCAACCATCACTCCAACTGCATGCTGGATGCAGTCAAATAACCGCTCATAGAGTTCTCGATCGTTTAAGTGGTTAACTAGACTGATTTCCGTCGCATTTTTGGGCGATCCACTACTCCCACCAGTCGAAGTTGAATAGTCAATACCAGTTAAATCAGTCAGTGGTCTCCCAGCTCTAGCCATGATGTGCGGTAAGTCCTTAATTAGCAATTCCCTGGCGTTGGCAGCTGTCGCTACTCGGTCGATAGGTGCAAACAAGCTCATTTTTCGCCCTCCTTCCCTGATTAATTAATTCACTGTAAATAGGTCGATGTACAGCCAGGGAACTCGCCATTCTTGCCCAGTCAGCTCGTATAAGATCAATTCATCGGGCTTTCGCTTGTACCAAAGCAACATTTTTTCGTGATCCATCAGTTTTCTCAGTGTCTTCAGCGGGCACTGCCGGCTTGGAGTGATAACCAGCCTGGTTGCTGAGTTATAAATGTTAAAGACTATCCGATTGCGCATGTTTCATTACGTCCTTCAGCATGATTTCAATTTTTCTAATTTCCGTAAAGTCCAGTTCCTTAGCGGCCTCTGGGCTGATATAAATTGACAGAGTGCCAGGCTTAAGCAAGGTATAGCCAATCTGCGGAGAATACTTCTGGTAGTATCCGTATCGTTTTTCGTTGTTAAATTCCATAGTTCACCTCCTCCAGACTGCTGCAACGTCTTCTGTGTCATAGTGGACGACTTTAACGTTAGCTCGTCCAATCTTCTTCATAAGCCTCATAGCGGCCCTCCTAGCGCTTTGAGGCGTTAGATATAACATTGGCCGGGTGCCGACTCTTCCCAGTCTCCAGCGGTCAGGAAACTTGCATACGCCGTAAGCTCCAACTCTTTCCCAGACTCCCCAGATGGTCTGCCCGTCATTAGTCCACATCGTCATGGCATTCATCCCATAGAAAAATAATAAAAAGAATTGCAGACAGCGCTAAGACAACGATAGCGCCAATTGCGAATAGTGCTTTGAACAGTTGTAAAATCATTACTTGTCCTCTCTTTCACTTGGCAGAGTATCTGCCAGGGCGTTGAGCGCCAGGTAACTCTCTTTCTTGTCCAGGCCCTCGTAACTGATAAAGTGGTCTGATTCCTGCCCGCATACCCAAGCCAGGGTGGTTGGCGGGTTCATTTCGAAGTCGGTTAACTTAACGATGTAAGTATCGCCGGTTTCTGGATCCAGCAGAGCTTTGATTGTGTAATCTTCTTTTCTGGCGATTGCCAGGAATTCTTTAGTCGTCATATTGTGCCTCACATTAGATAGCAGCTGGCAAAGCTCGTCAGCATTAGTGCAATAAACGCCGCCCATGATACCCGGTTGGGCTGGAAAAGAACCCACAGTGTGGCCAGAATCCAGCATCCCCAGGAAAGGGCAATGGCGAAAGCTTGTATCATTTACTCGTCCTCCAAGATTGTCCAGTGGTTGAACAGATGAGTTGCGCTGCCGTTTCTCATATATTTGATTTGGTTAACAGTACATCCGATTGCTTGAGCAGCGTCTGCTTCTGTCTCGCTGACAATTGTCTTTCTGCTTCTCATGTTGTAGAGAATGATCGATTTCTTCGGTTTCTGTGATTTCATCGTAGCGTCTC